CACTTGTTCCAGACGAACCACTTGTTCCTGAAGAACCCGGTGTTCCGGGTGAACCTGCTGAACCATTACCTCCAGAAGTTCCAGATGAACCGTTAGAACCGTTTGTTCCTGAAGAGCCACTTGTTCCAGACGAACCACTAGTTCCAGACGAACCACTTGTTCCAGACGAACCACTTGTTCCTGAAGAACCCGGTGTTCCGGGTGAACCTGCTGAACCATTACCTCCAGAAGTTCCAGATGAACCGTTAGAACCGTTTGTTCCTGAAGAGCCACTTGTTCCTGAAGAGCCGCTTGTTCCAGATGAACCGTTTATTCCTGAAGATCCACTAGTTCCAGAAGAACCGCTTGTTCCCGATGAACCTCCAGAACCATTTGTTCCACTAGTTCCAGATGAACCACTAGTTCCAGAAGATCCACTTGTTCCTGAAGAACCACTAGTTCCAGAAGATCCACTTGTTCCTGAAGATCCACTTGTTCCTGAAGAACCTCCAGAACCATTCGTCCCACTTATTCCTGAAGATCCACTAGTTCCAGATGAACCATTTCTGCCAGAAGATCCACTTGTACCAGAAGAACCACTTATCCCTGAAGAACCACTTGTTCCAGATGAACCGTTTGCACCCGGTGATCCTGCTGAACCGTTAACGCCTGATGTTCCAGAAGAGCCGTTTGATCCAGTTGTCCCAGAAGATCCGCTAGTTCCAGAAGAACCATTGCTTGATCCAGAAGAACCGCTTGTTCCACTACTTGTTTGACCACCATTATTAGAAGTTATTTCAAATCCTCTATATATTATAAAATTAGCTTCAGTAGGTGAAAGAGCAAACAGTACAGGTTTTGTTACTTGTCCTACAAATGTAGGCTCTATATCTGTATACGCACCTGAAGTATAAGGCGAAAGAAAATAAACATCACCCTCATTCAAAGAGCTTAAACCTGTTACTCTGCCATTATAAACTAAATCAAAATCATTACCATTTATATTTTGAACGATACCAACTACTTCGGATGTAGCTACTGAATCTGCCTTTGCTTCAAACCATCCTGTAACATCATTAAAACCTAATAAATCTCCAGTTGTAAAAGTATGACCAATTTGAGTAAACGTTCTAATTAATCTTTCTGCGTCTTGTGCAAATTCACTTGAAGCGCCAGATTGCAATTTTAAAACATTATTTTCTAATACTAAATACTGTGTAGCTCCTGAAGTTAAATTAGGTAATTGATTAAATACTAACTGATTGCTACCACTATATCTAATCGTACCAGTAGTTATTGTGTCTTTATCATTAAATACAGCTAAATAACCACTAGTTCCTAATCCGTCGATTACAAATTTACCTCTTGTTACGCCTGTGACAACATTGGTTATTTGCCCTGACGTAAATCTTAAAACATCAGAAAAATCAGAAAAACTACCATCTTGATAAGAAGCTCGAACTTTGACTTCATAATTTTTATTTGGCTTTATAGGAAATTTAATTTTTGGTTCAAATTCAGATAAAATGAAATCAGCATTTCCTGTTATCCTTTTCGCAAATAATATACCAGTTTCATAATTGTTAATCAATGGTCCGCTACCAGCAGAACCTGCCGATCCTGCGGACCCTGCATTTGCTCCTGTATATCTAGCTCCAGTATATGTTCCAGTATAAACCGACCCTGTAAAAAGTCCACCCGTAGGTAAAAAGATAAAATTATTTTGCCCAGTATCGTATGTTGAAACGAAATACAATTCAGATGAATTTATAAAACCAGACGGAATTCTTACCTCAGTAATATATTTTAAATCCGTAGTTGAATTATAAATACCTAACGGCAATGAATTATAATTATCTATAAATAATGTATGATCAACCCATTGTATCCCCGAAGTGCTGTATTTCTTAAAAATTGGATCTGAACCAGAATAATATGATGAACCAGTTGCATTCTTTATTATTCCACTTCCAGTACCATAAAAAATTTGTTTTATTGATTGAACTTGAGGATTATTTGAAGTATATACATAATTAGCATTATCAACTCCGTCCTCATAAACATAAGTTTCAAAAGATAAAGCATTATCTGTTTTTATGGCGTTCCATTTTACAATAGCCTGTGTATCTAAATTTTTGTCGTATTCATTCTGAGAACAAGAAACATAACCAGTAACATTTGATATTTTTAAAGGTACTAGTGATGTATCATAATATGAGGTTTTTATACCAGAACTTAAAAACCAAGATCCAGTACTAAAATAATCTCTAGGTACAAAAACAAAATTAGTTGGCAATACTATTTCTAAATTCTCATCAACAAAAGACGGTGCATCTAACAGCAAATTTTGTATATATCTATCATTTTCATAATCAAAAGATGTTTTATAATATCCACTGACAAGATCAAAAAAACCTGCAGTATTAGGTATTATATTTTTATTGTATACGGAATATACATCAACAGATTTCAGATAACCAAAATTATTAACCAAAGGAGCAATATTTATAGGATTAGTATTTCTTATTTGCAAACCTGTAATTTCAACTTTTGGATAATTTAAAAGAAAGTGATAAACATCTTGATTACCAGCGCGATCATATGTTTTAAAATCAAGAAAAACCTCTCTAACCTGATTTAAATTTAAAGCCCCTGTTATATTTTGCAAATAAGAAGCTAAAATGCTAGAATCAATTGTAAAATCCGTCTGCTTAGAACCTAAAAAATAAGAACCGAGAAAAGATCTATTTTTAGAATATACATCAACATTTAAACCAGAAAACGTTTCCGCTAATATAGTCGCATTTGCTAAAACTTTATCATCTTCTGGATTTTTTATCGATAAAGCAACATCAAAAGATGATTGATTTATTGTACCAGAAACTAATTTAGCAGATGGAGAAAGACCAAAAAGTGTTGGATTTATAGTATAATCCAAACTAGAAAAAGCGTTTAGATTAGGAACTTGTAAGTTTAAAACCTCATAAATTCCATAGCTATTCGTATTTGATCCTGTAATTATAGGCATATTTATAAATTACACGTCAATTATTTTATTATTTTTATCAAATAAATAAAGTTTTACTTCAGCACTTGCATAAAAAGACACTGATGAATTTCCATATTTACCTAAAAAAACTGATTTATTGGCTACAGATGAGCTTTTGACATAAAATTTTATATTTTGATTTCTTAATCCAATCTTAAAAAGTATGCCACCACCATCGTTTAATGTTGTTAAAATATTTTTATAATAAGAATCAGACGTGCTTCTGATAGATATTTGGTTAAAAAGATTAATACAATCTAAATTTAAAACTGAATAATCTTTAGATAATTGAGATGACTTTATCAAAGATGTTCTTGGCTCATTGAAATAGAAATCAATATTTAGACCGCTTAACTGGTTTAAAGAATAGTTAGAGGTTGAATAAAAGTTTATACCATCGATTTTTATTTCGGACAATATATCTGATATCGCATAAGATATAGAATTATCTGAAAAATTTACTGCGCTTTGAAAAGAGTTTTTTGTCAGAGCTTCGTACTTTTCTTGTTCATATCGAATACAAAAAATCTGATATTCGTTATTATCGATTTCAGAAATAGTTACTATTTTATATAAATTGCTTACCTGATTACTATCATTATCTTCTATAACGAATGGAGTTGTTCTTAAAATAGAATTAAAAAAACTATAGTTATAAGAAGAATCAAAATATATTCTATTTGTATTATTTTCTATTCTAGCTATTTTTAATTCAATGACATTATTAATATTTAAAGAATCTAAATCAGAATCACTAACGCTTTCTAGATTATTGAGATCAGCAATAGATTTGGTTTTTTTATCATATATGAATTTAATTTTTTGCCCGGTTAAATTTAAATTCAATTGACGATCTATAGTTATAAATTTGTTATCATAATCAACATCAACAACTCTTCCTTGTAAAATATTATTATTTTTATACTGATCCTCAATTTGAATTACATCGCTAGGCCTTAGAGAAATACCCTGCAAATCTGTAGAAAACGTTACAGTTTGATTTTCAAATCTATTTGTAAGCAATAACCATTGACCAATTCTTCTTGCTTGATCTTTAGAAGTGATTCCGAAACCTAAAATTTCTTTAATAATTATACCATAATTTTTAATTAAATCATAGTCTTCAACTATTTCTACCTGCTCAGTAAAATTTTCATACCTATCTTTATACAAAACTTTTGCAACAGTATGATTGCCATCTAATGAAGCGGAAGAATATGAAAAAGCTCCATTTTTTATATTTGAATTATTGAATATATAAGATACTGGCTTCGCAACATCTATCGTTGAAGTCACAACGTTATTTTTATAATAAGTAATTCCTCTAAAAATTGACGCTAAATCGTTTAATATTTTTAAAGCTTCTGTATCATTATCTATTACAACATTACAAGAAAATCTATTCTCAAATGGATCTCTATAACCAAAAACTCTAGGCATACATTTTCCTCTTAACAAAATTGGATTTTCATCAGATTTATCATAATAATAATCATCTGAGAATATTTGAGTTTCTATATACGAAGTATAATTCGAAACAGAATTAGACATACACTCCAAAACAAAAGACTTAGCACCAGCTTGAGTGTTTTTTAATCCTTCATTAATTCTATCTTTTAAAGATTTTTTTGTATCGACTGTCGGTATATATTGATCACAAAACAATTGCATTAAATTCGTATTATCATTCTCAAAAAATTTTCTAACTCCAAAATCGTTTATCAATTTAATTTTGAAATTTCCAACATCCTCTTCAATTGACCAAATTAATTTTTTATGAGCATTTTCAAATTTTTCTGCATCATTTTCTAAATCATATAAATAAATTACAGAATTTTGATAACCACCATTTGTATAAGCAAACTTTTTATCTAAATCAAAAATTGGAGGATATTGATTTTTAAAGGAATCAAGAGTTCTATCTCCTTTGGGCACGTAAATTATATTTTTATTTTGACTATCAATATAAAAAGTATCAGGATCGTATTTACTTGGTGTGGCAATTTTAATTAACTCATCGCAATACTTTCCTATTTTGTATAAATCCCATTTATTCAAATCTCTTTCTAATATTAGACCATTTCCAACACCATATCTAGAATTAGTACAAATATCATAAAAAATCCAAGCCGGATTATCAGTCCATCTAAGAAAACTTTCAAATTTACCATTCCAATTGCCAGAATATTCTCTTATTTCTGGATCATAATTATTTGGAACTTTTATTTTTAGAAGTTTTAAATCAAATGTTCTTTCAGGATCTTCATTAAAATGTCTAGAACTAACCGCTGATTTTACAAGCGCTGTAAAAGGATAAGAAAAATTTCCTTTATCTTTAATTCTTTCTACAATAGCTGATACGCTAAAATCTTTGAAAGTTGTTCCATTAGTTGGAGAAATCTTAGAAGACAAACAATATACTTTTATATAATAATTATTATAAACAACTGAATTCATTCGTAAAGCGATAGGAACATCAACTGTAAAACCTGATTTAGATATCCCTATCATCTTAACTAAAACAAAATAACGAAAAGCAGAATTATCTTGACTAAATTCAATTGCAATAATGCCAGAAGTAGAAATTGTATTTCCGCTATTGTCTGTTTGAAAAAGCTGATTAGCTCTTAACTGAATTGAAATTTGATCAGCATATTTATTAACTATTTTATGATTAAATTCTTGACAATTTCTTTTTGCCTCGTCCAACGTTTGAGCTAAATTTGAACCAATAAAAACACCGTTTATATTATAACTTGAATTACTTCTTATCCATCCTTTCAAAGGATTATCAATAATACTATCAGAATCATCAAAAAACTCATTCTTATCAGACTGGAAAAAAGCAAAAATACCAGCTCCAGCTAAATTAAACGCATTATCAAATATATTTGATTCGTTCAAATATAGTTTTTGATTATATTTATGAACTGTTGAAGCATATTGATTTTTATAATCATTAAATTCACCGCCATATGAAATATTAAATCCAGCAGTAACGAAATTTAATTTATTTAATTTAGAATCAATAAGTGGTACATTATTATAATAAACCCCTTTTCCTAAAATTAGACTATCAACTTGAGTATTTGTTTCATCTGTAATAAATTTTAATAATTCCCCATCTCTATCAACTAAACCTTCAATCGGACCTTCACAGATCAAATCCGCACAACTCAATCGCTCATCAGATTCTAACGCTTTACCCGCATTATTAATAAAAGTCTGATCTGTATTTAAAATATATGCTATTTGAGACATTTGAATTATAACGTTAATGAACCATAAGCATTTTCAAAATTATTCTTATTTGGATCTACAGAAGTTATTATTATATCATTCGATATAACAGCACTACCCAACCTCATTCTTCCATAACCGATAGGAATAGGAATATTTCTATTTAACACATTTCTTACTCCGCCTAAAATTGTTGAATTAGTTTTTACATCTTTAGGAGCTTTAGGGCTTAATAAAACAGCCAGCACAATAGATAAAACAATTAATATAACACCGACAAGAATAAACCATCCTCCTTGAACAACAGGAACTATTTCAACTTTACTATCTGATTTTAAAATTTTACTTTTTATTAAATGAGCTGGCATAATTTTTCCGTCAATATAAACTATAAAATGAGTAAAAAATTTATTAAAATCATTAAAATATTTATTTACTTGATAGCAATTTGCCTCAACAGCCTCAAAAACCTCCATAATAGACTCTACTTCTAGTTCCCAAAACTTTCCTAGTTTTTTTCCTAAAATTCCATGTAATGTTACATTAATCATAATAACTATAATAAAACTTATCATCATTTACACTATATAACAACATTGTCAGTGCAAAATATTTTTGATTTTCTAAATCCCATTCGCTAAAACCTTTTGTTTTACAATGACTAGGATGGCTATGAAATAATATAGATTCTTCATTATCAATATATTCTCTTGGCGATATTAAAAAAAAGTTAGCTGGATCTGGATGTAAATTTTTAGATTCAATAAACCAAGAAAAGGTATTATTTTTTCTCTTAATAAACCCACATATTTCTTTATCTGATTCAATACATTTTTTCTTTAGAAATTGCAAAAGATCAGCTTCCACCTGGTAATTTGTAATCATAGCCTACTGTACCCGGAAATCCACCAAACGGAATATTTACACTCGGATCATTAAATCTTATTAAACACCCATTTAAATTTCTCGAACATTTATCTTCTTTCCAAACATCTGTATAATTTAATGGATGTTGATTTAAAGAGCCATTAGGATCAACACATACGAAAAATCTAGAAGGAAATTCATTATTTTGCAGTACTGATTTTTCATTAAAATCATAATCAATATTTGCATCGATTTTGACAAAATCACCCTGCTTATAATTATAATTAGGGTTATATCCAGATTTATATTCCATACTTAAAAGATTATAAGATTCATAATTCGTATAACTTTCTGCTTCTTGACTTGTATCTTTTAAAAATATTTTATTATTCTCATCTGCAACAGGAACTCCTAAATTACCATCAGAACTTGAAAAATAAGAAGAGCTAAATTTATTTTCTATTCTTCTTATTTGCTTTGGAATCATTATATTGTATTTTGCCGACAAATAACTATTTACTTTGGCTATGCTTTGTTCATCTAAAACCTTATTGTATACTATTATTTCATAAATTATAATTTCACTTGCTCCAGCTGAATTTATATTTAAAACTAAATTACCAGGTCCGCCTCCTGTGTATGCAAAAGTTTTAGCTATTATATTACCATTTTTCATCCAAATTGTAGGTAATGAAGTGGATGTTGAACATGTTAAAGTATATATTCTTGGAACATTTAAATGTTGATGCGCATCAGCATTATTACCAAACATTAGAAAATTATTTATCAAACAAACGTCTTGTCTTTTTTCACTAGCGCCTGAATTTCTTACCTCCCAACCTATCCAAGCATTAGTTACATCTGAAGTTAAACCTCTTCTAGTTACACCTCCCTGACCCCAACCAAAAAATCCACCTTCTGTACCTTTTCTATATAATAAATTTGTCATTTCAGCAACATAAAATATAGTGGCTTCTGATGAAGAAAAGTTTTCATTAATTTTCAGTTTATCGAATATATTAGTGCTTAGATTATGAGAAAAATATACACCCGATTGATTATTCATTCTGCCAGCATTAGAATAATAATTTTCTTGATTAGCTGTGCCAATAATTTTTTTAGGAGATGTTGATAAAAAATCAGGCTGAACAACTGCTGGAGACGAAGAAGTTCCTTCATTTGTCCAAGCAGTAACCCTTTGGAATTTTAAAAACTCTTCGGGACCCGGACCCAAACGTTTCATAGTGATATCCCCTGAAGTTTGTATTCCTTCTGGGCGTAGCCAAACTCTTAAATAACTGGTTAAATTATTATTTGGATCTTCTTCGTTTATTTGTTGTAAATTTAAATAATCAGTTTTATTACTTTGTACAATCGGTCCTTTATATCCATTAATTTTTCCATAATTACAGCCACAACCTCTATACTGCCATGAACAAAAATCATTATATACTTTTCTTGCTGGAATTGTAATATTTTCAATATCTAAAATATTAGCAAGCGTGAATTCAACTTTTTCTTTAGATTCGTAATTTTTTTTATTTATTACAAAAGTGTCTGAAGCTATATATGAAGTAAAAGAACTTTGACCCAAAGGATTTTTATTTTCACCACCAAAATTAATAGCATCCAAATCTCTCGCTAATATTTTCTTTCTAAAAAATCTTTTACCCAACAAATCATTTCTATCTTTTATAAAATTAGTTATAAAATTATTTATATTTGCAATAGTTAGAGTGGGTCTATTCTGTTGCGATTGAGAAGTGTATTCTAAATTAGATATTTCTGAAGGAATATATATATAAGAATAACCTTGAAAAACTATATCTTTGTTGAAATTTTTCGAGCCATGAAACCTAAAATATCCTTCGTAATCATTAATTTTTATTTCAAATAGATCGAGAACTTCAGAATTTTTTAATAAAAATAAATCAGACATATTATACAGTTTTCGATGATAAAAATAAATTCAAAAAAGGATGAGAGAATTTAACTGGGAACGCCAAACTCTTAGATGAATCTGCAATCTGCAAATCAGATGTGCTTTTTATTAATAAATTTTTATATTTAGAAACTAAACTAGTTACAGTATTTCTAGATTGAATTTCCATTTCATTTTTATTATAAGTAGAAGCATATAAATAATCAAATAAAAATAACTTATTATTAGGATTAGTTATCCCAGATAAAGTTTTATTAGAAAGACTTATAATATAATTTTTCAATGTAGAACTGTCTAATGTTTTATCAACTACAAGATATGAGCTAGAAGTAAGAATTCCATTTACGTATGTTTCAAAAAACGCTTGATTTGAATTTACGTTTAAATATGTTTGAGACATATAACATCTCATTTCTACAAAAAACAAACAAAAGTTTTTATAATTTACAGTTGATCCGCCTTGAGTTATCTGAAAATCTACTGGAGCGGTTGGATTATTTAAATCTGTTGGCAAATTATAACCATTAAAAGGAAATAAATCATATAAATTTAATTGTGCGGTAACTGGTTGATTTCTAGCAGAACCAACAGTCTGTGAAAAAGTTTGATCAGGATTAATACTTATAATGTTAATTTTATTTCCAGCTCTGTCAAGATAAGTACTTGCAGGTAAAGAACTTATAAATTGTGACGAATTAAGCGTTCCCCCTGTAAATATAGCTTTTACAATATCCTGTTGACTAGTTGCACCATCTTGAGAAACCGTTTTTTTAAACGAATTAAAATTAAAAATATCATTACCAGCATTAGTGCTATCTGCCGCAATAAATTTGTGTATACTTGAAGTTTTAGTTAAATTTGCAAAATCTTGATACATAGAACCCGAAGTATTTGTATTTGCAATAGCAAAAACTAAAACAGCATAACTAGGTGAAAAAGATGGAGTTAATAAGAAAGTTGAATTAGTTATACTTGTATTATAAGCAAGTTCATAAAAATATTTTCCATAAGCATATGCTGGCGTTAAACATCCTGCTGGACCAACAAGATTAGCATTACCCGCTTTTATAGATGGGTCACATTGCCACGTATTAGTAGCAGTGCTTCCTGAATTTAAAGAATCTGTCGAAAATTTAAATTTTAAATTTAAATTATTATATGAAAAATTTTTAAAATTAAAATATATATTAGGTAAATTATTGCTTGCAGAAACACCACCCGCTTGACCAGCATCGCCCTGAGATTGGCCATTTGTATTGCCTGAACCCTGACTATCACCACTAGAAGGAGTGGTTGTAGTTGTAGGAGTTACAGCGCCTGATTGACCAGATCTAGGAGGCCCGAAACCTGAAACAGGAGCGGTAGGAACCGGATTACCACTTACCACAACAACAGCTACTGGCCGTGCTGGATTTCTTCCTTGATACATTGCTAATCCCATAATAATTAAGGTATAAATTGTCTTAAATCAAAACCATCAAAAGATTCAATTTCAGCGCCATCTATTTTTAATTGATTTGTGTCAGTTGTAGTTGTATCTGTTACAACCCAACCTTGACCTCCTCCGGGTCCTCCATAAAATAAACTATTTAAATCTTTATACATCCTGAACTCAATTGGCTTTGAATCATAATCATATGCATCAAAATTAATACATGGACCTCCGTTTTTAGCGTTAACAAAAGTTCCATTTGTTTGCCATTTAACGCCTTCACCACCTCTTCCTAAAACCGCAATATTATTAAATTCTAATTCAATAGTAAAAATGTTATTTGTATTAACAGAATATCTAAAATCATCTGAATTAGGAACTACAAAATTCATTCCACCGCTATTTACAGTAGTTGCTATATATTTTGCTAAAGAACTAGAAGAAGAATTAAACTTAATATTAACTCCTGAATAAAATCTAAAATCAGACGAATTATTATTATTTTGTTTTATAAAATCATAAATATTAAAGTTTTCTTCATAATCGTCTGTTTTACTTAAATATAATATGGAAGCATCAGATTTGAGATTGGCTCCGGGAGCTTCAAACAAACCTAAAATACCTGTAGGAGTTAAAATTGGATTATTATACGAATAACCTGTAGGATAAGAATAAGGACCCGGCTCATCATCAAAATTAAATCCTCGAATTCTAGCATAATAATCTTGACCAACAGATAAATTAATTAATTTTGCAGAAAAAGTTTTATTGATAAAGCCATCATAATCACCGAATCTTGGTTTATCTGAGTCATTTCCTAAAACAATATCTCCAGTATATGAATAAATAATAGAAGCAAAGCCTGTATCAGTAGATAAATCAATGACGAATCTTTTTACATAATTTGTTGGAGATAAAGTGTTCCAAAAAAATTCTATCTGATAAGATGTAGCTTCAGAATAACTTTTAACAGCATAAAATTTACCCATTCTTGACGGCGATGGATTATCATAAACTCTTTGACCACTAATATCTATTAAAATTGGATCATCTGTGTCACCAGCGCTAGAGACAGTATTTATTGTAAGCCTAGCCACTTCATAGCCTGTTGATTCATTGCCAGCTGTAAATTCACTAAAAGGTCTATGCAAAACATAGAATATACCAGAACTACTTGGATCAACGGTTAATGATAATGTAGAATCATTAATATTGTTAGATAAAATATCTTCAGCAATAAATATTGTATTTGTATTAGCTCCATTTTTAATATCGCTTGAAGGAACAATAGTTGTATCGCCATTTTTATATAACGCTGTATCTCCAATAACAGCATTATACGTAACAGTAAAATTTCCAGAATTAGTAAGAACCAAACCTGTATATCCGCCTAAACCAGTAGGCGTTTGATCCAATATTTTTCCTGTATAATAAACATTCATGACGACCAAGAAATAATTGTATTAAAGACGCTAATTGCTCCAACTGGCGATTTAACTTCGATTAATTTTATATTAATGTCATTATTGTCATAAAAATTATAAGTATGACTCCATTCAGGACAATAAACATTTATAGTTTTATTATAAGGTTGCGGTAAATTATATTCAAATATTTTAAAACCAGCTTTTTCATCTAAAAATTTTAATAAAGCTCTAGCCTCTTTGTTCGATCTTTTATTAAAAACAACATTAAACTGCATCAAATTATAGTTAATACCATCTTTTTCATATTCAATAGTTGAATTTTTTTGATCATTAACAACTAATCTAATCTCAGAATCAATACCATAATCTATATCACCTTTAAAATAGAAATCTTTAGTGAACAATGAATCTGCTCCAGTAGGACTATTATTTGGTCCTATAATTAATGGACCGGTTATACCGCTTGATCCTTGATTATAACCGCTTCCAGTATAATAATAATATCCTCTTAAATTAAAAGAATCAGAACCATAATAAAATACATCATTATAATTTATATCATAAACAGTGCTATTATAAGTTTTGATAAAAACTTCATCTAATTGCACCAACATGCCTTTGTAATCCAAAGAGCTATCATACAATGATTCAGCATTTATTTTTATATTGTTTATATTATTATATGGTGTTGTATGACTTATTGTTTTAAAATATAGTTCAGCATTATTTTTATAAGGATTAAATAAATCTATATTAACTCCTTTAAAACCCTCATATAAACTTTTATTTTGCGCTTCAGGAGTATTCTCAAAATACGTTATTAAACATTTAGCCTGAGTATCAGTCAAACCGTCAAAATTTAATTGAAATGTGGTTTGTAATGTATTTACATTTTTAGCAACATTACTTCTATAACCATCACCCATTTCAAGCGTTGACAAATTTGAAGAGAAATTGACACTTGAACCATAAGATAATTTAAATAATTCATCTATGTCTTGAGTCCAATAAAGCCTACCAGAAAATGTCATTGGAGAATATTGTTCTCCAGCTGGAACATTATTTTTAGCAAAGTACAAACGAGTATTATCAAAATATTTTTCATATAAATACTTTTCATAATAATCAATTTCTGTTTCTGACAAAGCTCCGCTAAAATGAATCAATTCATAATATTTCACCCCGTTAGTTTGAGGATTATCCCCTATTATTAACACTCCGCTTTTCCAATTGGAATGAAAAGAACTATAAGTTCCGATTTCATAACCATTTTGTCTGACTTTTATAGAGTTTGAATTACTGTCTTGTACAATTGTGAAAACATTCTTTGTATCGTATAAAGGACCAACCGCATTATACTGTTGACTATCAAGAAGTATTTTTGCTGCACCTGAATTACTAACACCGCTAACTATAAATTTACCTGAGCTTTCTCCATAACTAGAACAAAATTGAAATATCTTTCTAGAATCAGTCGGTAGTCTTATTTCTGAAACATCAACTAAAGTAATAAATGTTCTTGAGTTAGAAGCAAATCCAGAACCGCTCAAAAATTGATCGCCATAAATATTTAAATAATATTCATTAAAATCTACAAAAGGTTTGGTGTTTTCATCATCGCTGATTTGGATTAAATTTCCACTACCACTTACTGAATTCAGCCATCCTGTTACATTAAATCTAGAATCAGTAACAAAACTATTTAAAAAATCATTATTAAACCATGTTGTCAACCCAGTGTTTCCAAAACCCGTATACGCAGGATAAACAGATATTCCTGTTACAAGTTGATAATCAATAATATCATATTTAGAATATGATTGTGTGCCATCATACTCATAAATATTTTTTATATTTAGCCCTGATAATATTGCGCTCATTATATTAAAGTCTTCTTCTCAACGACTACTTGATCTATTTTAGCAGAAGCCAAAAGATATTGACCTTCTGAAACTTGATAATTCTGACTATTTAATACACCACTAACAGCGAAAGTATTTAATGTTGTTCCGTATAAATCTTTTAAGACTACATCGCACACAGCATTTTTGCCTGTTATGGTCAATAAATTACCCAATTCATTAGAAGAAAGCTCGCAAGATACATTTTTATTTAATTTAGCAACTCTAAAAGGAATCTTATCTTCTACATTAAAGAAAGCAGGTCTTTCACAAGATGCGCTATAAGAAAACTGAACTATATTATCAATACCTTCTAAATCTTTTTTATTTACATATGATTTATAACCATTGGCAAAATAATCTGGAATAGGAATATTTGCTTTTTGATCATCCGTATTTTCATCGAAACTCTGTACAGATACATTTCCATACCAATCAAAATCTGTAGAGATAGCTATAGGCTGAAACGGTTCAACTGAAAAATTAATAGATTTTGGATATAAACCAGTAATCAATACATTTGCGAATCTAGCAGTTATTGCAGATTCAGATGTTCCTGTTATATTTAAGTAAGATGGAAACGATCCTGTCAGATAAAAATTGACACTTAAACTTCCAACAACAGCGCCTTCTGGTGCATAATTTAATAATGTTCCATCATTTAATATTACCGCAGAAGTCGAAGCTTGAGCAGACAAAGAAATCTCTGAAGCATAATATCTTTCATTTTCTATTGTAAAAGATATATTTCTGTAATTTAAAAATTTAGCCATATTAAACTACAGTATATGATATAGTAGATACAACAGTAAAATCTACATCAAATGTTTTAGTTCCATCTTGTTCTGCAATTCTAAATTGAAGCAATCGCCCTGATTGAAAAGCCGTAGAACCGTTAAATTGATTTTTTGATATTGTTTTTAATTGATTTGGAGATATGGACCCCAAACCAACATATCCAATAATACCGCTAGCTGGGAAAGACGATGGATTACTTGGAGGACTAACTGAAAATCCAGAAACAAATCCATTTGGAATAGAAGCGCCATAAGTTGGAGCTATACTAACAATTTCAAATCTAGGACTATTAGTTAAATTCGCACAATCTGTATCTGATGTTAAAATTTGAATCTTCTCTATAGAACCATTAAAAGAAGTGATTCCAAAAGGAGCGTGATTATCATTATGACCGCTTGGATTTGTATTAGAATCTGGAGTAAATGGATTAAAATATATACAGTTACCAGTCACCCTTGTTTCATAAACTTGAACAAATTTACCATGAGTATAATCAGAATTGGTGGTCAAACTACCCTTAATATCTAAATCTCCATCTCTATTAAGTGAAGCTTTAACTGCCGAAGTACTTGTACTTCCATCTATTAAAAATGCAAACGCATCACTATATGGAGACACATTATATAAACCGACCGACCATTTTTTACTCGGCGAACTAACACTGCCACTTGCAAATGTATATAAAGATGAAGTTGCCGCTGGACCAGAACTTGCAGTATTTACTTGTAATATTTCACATTTAGCGTTGGATTCCGCTTCAAAAGTTGCTAGTATTTCATCGCTTGATTTGACGTGAAGTTTTGCGTTTGGAGAAGTTGTTCCTAAACCTAAATATCTATTTGAGCAATTATATATTAAATTCAATGCACTATTTCCTGCATTTCCTCCAATCGATAAATTATTATTAACTAAATTGAAGTATGCGCTTCTTGCAGTATTTGTAAATAATAAACTTGATGTTGCACTTAAAGTATTATTGAATCTTGTAAAAACACCTGATCCGTAAACATCAAGAGCATAAGCTGGTGAAGTCGTATTAATTCCTACATAAGAATTTGTTCCATTTTCAACATATAAAACATTATCCCCTAAAACAACGTCATCATCATTAGATCTATTTATATATAAAATGTCTCCAGCAACAGTTGATTTCATCTCACAAACACCTGGATCAAACATAATACCAGAAGTTCCGCTTTGAAATTTTACACTACCATCTTTAACAAAAAATTTATCTGTTAAGGCAGATGTACCATCAAAAATACCAAAATTTCCATTTGTATCAATATTAACAATATCTGTAAAAGTACTACCATCAGTTGAAGCTTGTATATAAAAATCAGTATCACTTGCTTTTTTTGTATTTCTCCATGTAACAGCGCTATCTTTCAAAGAGAATGAAGCTTGTCTTCCAGCAGATCTCGAAGCTAATCGAACTTCAGCAAGACTTGCAGAACCTATATCTCCAATATCTAAAGCAACTTGAGGATTTGTATTATCAATACCTACGTATCCATTAGAACCAACCGTTATACCGCTAGGCACAGTACTACCAACTATACTAATAGAAGATGAACTTGGCGCAGTCAAACCAGTAAAAGATTTTTGCAATTCACCTAGTGTTATTTGTTGAGTTGCTGATACCGTTGAAGTTGCAAATACATGGCTTTGAGTAATCGTGCTTGCTGTTATTACTGGTAAATCTGTAAATTTCATTAAATTAGTTTAAATAAGTTTTATATGATAATTTTACACCTAATAAATCATCAGCAGATGAATTTACTTGCTCCGATACTATTTTAGCTCCAGAACCGCTGAAGTTAAAAATCTCTGTTGTTTCTTGACTTTTAGTAAAAGCAAATAAAACAATATCATCCCAAGTGGTTAATTCGTCACCATCAGCAGTTGTTAAAGGTTCGTCTTTCAAAATTGTGCCACTGACACTAATTATAAAAGTTGCGTCGCCATTTGCTGTTAGATCATCAAATACTTTTTTTGTTTCGTAATTATCGATATCAAGGCTAAAAGAACTAACAACTTCTATTGGAAAAACATTTTGTACTTCAATTGGTATTTCTGCATTTCCACTTGACAAACCATAAATTGGTAATTTAGGACAATTAAAATCAATATTAAAATCTTTTACTCTATTTGTAGTTGAATTACGACAAGTTACCGAAATATGTTTAACTTGAGGAACGAATACGCCACCAGCAATTCCACTTCCTGTTGGATTTGAAACTGGCCCAATATTGCCATATACATTAAAACTTGTAGAAATTTGCGGCACTTCACCAACGGCACAACTAATCCCAAAAGAGTTTAAATAAGCATCAGCAAAAGAAAAATATTTATTTTTATAATAAAGACCGCCGCTTATGCTTTTTGCAATATAATTATTACCATCTCCAGTTAAGGAAAACGCTGGATCATTATTTATTAAATATCTGTCAATAGATAAACTTGCTGTAGGTACTGACGCAATTATTTGTTTTGTGTATCCTTTACCAATTACATTTATTGGTTTATAATCAATAGAATAAGAACCATCAACAGATGTAATACCTGAAAGCGCAACACCATTTAAATAAAATGTATTCTCATAATTGGTTATAGCATTTTTCATTTATTATTATACATAAGATTGTTTATTAAATCCACCATATCTATTTGCTTTTTGTATTTGATTATCAGCAACTTTTGCGATATTACGGGCTAAATTTTGACTGAATATCATTTCATTCGAATCGTAATTATTTCCAGATTGACCTAATACAAACTGGCCAGACTTATTATAACTACCAACATTAGCGACAATATTAATATTGCTGTTATTTGTATTGTTAGTATTATTTGTGGTGCTATTGCTGCCGCCACCTTGCATTCTAGAGTTATTTGGAGAAATATATTTATTATTTGCCGCATTTGATATAGCATTCATTCCACCAGACATATATCTAGGGACATTATCAGAAATACGAGATCCATATGGAATAAAACCACCAGATTGATAACGACCAATGCCTAAATTCGATACTAATCCACCAGTTTGCCCAAATGTTTTCAGAGATTGTGGCTTACCAGACATCGTATTCTTTCCTGCAACTGGACTTTTTCCTCCGCCTCCCGCACTTCCTAAACTACTTAAACCCTGAGCCAATGCTATTGATCCTACTGCCCCAACAACACTGCTTATTAATTGAGCGCGTTTTTGCTTTGCTTGAAATTCTTTATTAACTCTTTCTTTTTCTGCTTCAATTGATTTTTGACGCATATTTTTAAAGAAAGGGTCACTTTCAAAAGCATACGCACTATAATCATCTAAACTTACAGGTCTAGTGTTCATGCCGCTACCAATTAAATTACCTGAATAATTTAATTCATCTTCTATTAAAGATTGTTGAGCGGCAAAACCAAAACCACCACCACTTTGAAAACGAGGTGCCATGCCATAATTTAAACTATCTAAATTGCTTACTCCAATTGCTGCAACCGCTTCCCTATTTAATACATATTCTCCATCTTCTAACATCGCTAAATTTCTATCTCCAGTTCTGTTGCCGGGTATATATGCACCATTTTCAGCCCGAATAATACCACCTCTTTGTTTTCCAACTATTCCTCCATTTTGAAAGAAACCACTACCAATAGAACCAAGCGCTCTATACATAGCCGCTCTCATAACTTCTTGCATTAACATCTGACCAAAATTAATTACCATATCTTGCAAAGCATCTCCAATTGATTGTGTGCCTTTAGCGACTTGCATTAAAGCATTTGTCATACCATCTGCAAAAGCAGAAGGAGCTTTTTCTGCTAAATCCAATATAATTTGATCTGATTGTTTAGCCATATTGCCAAAACCTTTTTCAAGTCTACCCATTATTGTTGTGTTTAATCTTTCGTTTTCTTGTTTAATTCTAATATCTTCATCTACAGTTTGTCTTTGTATGCCTAATATTTTTTCTCTTGTTTCGTATTGTTTTTTCAATAATTCAACTTGGGATTCTAATACTGGATTTCCTTTTGCTAATTCAGAAAGTTGAGTGAAATCAAGTACTGGTGCATTTGCACCTAATGCGCCAGCTGAACCAAGTTTTGATTGATTTTTTTGAGCGGCTAAGTAAGCTTGATATTTTCTATAAGTACCTTTACCATATAATGTATCAATATCATTTTCAGCGGATGGACCCATTTCATTAGAAGCAAATTGTATTTTTTGCATTTTTTCGCTTCCTACTCCACCTAATTCTTCAGCTAATCTATCAGTTATCCACTGATTCATTACTTGAGTTAATTTTTCTAATGCATTTGTATTTTGAATTTCAGCGGCAAGTTGCAATTGAGCTTGAGCCATTTCTGTGGCTAAATTTTGATCTTCCATTCTTCTTTGTTCCTCAAGAACTTTATTTTCTATACCTATTCTTCTTTCCAAACTTTCCCTAACACCCATTCCATATTCTTGGCGAGGATCTTCTAATCCTCTTCTTAAAGCAGCAATATATGATTCAGAATTAGCTTTTGCAATGTCGATGGCGAAACCTAAATTTTTAGCAGTAATTTCTGCTTCTTTTATTCTAGTAAAATTTTCTTTTTGAATTCTATTACTCTCAACTGAATATTGTAATTCAGCTGCAATTTTTAATCTATTTAAATCTTGTTTTATTTGTAATTCTTTTTCTGCGTTTTGTTGATCTAAATCTAATTTTGTTTTTTCTCTTTGTGCTTGTGCTAGCGTTCTTGCAATTTCATCTTGCTCAAATTTGCTTTTTGCAAACTCACTTGCTCTTAACGCATTGCTTAGAGCATCTGTTATTTGAGTAAATTGATCTACAATTGCTTGTCTTTTATCTTCTGGAGCAGCTGCTACTTTGGTTTCCATAGCAGTTCTCGCAGCTTGTTGAAAAGCGGCTACATCTTTGGCATCTTGTAAATTTAAATTAGTTTGTAAACCTAATTTATTTGCATTCAATAATCCTTGAAATTCGTTTACTCTTTGATTTTGAATCTGCTGACTTATATTTTCAACATTTATACTTTCATACTTACCACTCTGAAGTTCTTTTAAAACTTTATCTCTAAAAAGCGCAGCATTTTCCTGTGAAGTCAACATCGAGTCTTTAAATACTTTCGTTAACTCTTTTGTATTTTTCTGTAGAAAATCTGATCTTTCTTTGTTTTGTTGTATTTGAAATGATGCATAATCATCATTTAATTTAGTCAAAGAATCTTCAGCTTTAGTTTTAGCGGCGATATTTGCATATTCAAATTTTTTGATTTCTGGCAAATTACTCATCATATAAGACGATATTTGCTCATTTAATGAAGAAGTGAAGTCAGAAATTATAGATTGTATTCTTTGTGCGCTAGACTGTTTTTCAAAACTCATTGCCGCTTCAAATGCGGCTTGCTCAAGAGAATCTTGAATTTTTTGAAAAATTGAAGCGACGCTTTCTGTAGCTTTATTTCTATAGTTTTGAATATATTTAGATAAATCTAACCTTTGAGCATCTTTATCCAAAATATCAAGAACCTCAATCGGTCTATCTAATAATGACTCATAATAATTCTGTACAGCAGAGGCTCTATCTTTTTCATCTTGCGGAACCATTTTTTCTGCAAAAGCCATTAAAGATTTATTATATGCTTTTTCATATTCTCCAGAAGCGCTAGTTGGCCTCAAGCCTCTTTCATAACCAAGTCCTGCTGTTCTAGCATTTTCTCTTGCAACATAACCTGCTTTCTGAGCTTCTTTTATAGCATCTCTAACTTGTTTAGAATAAGTTTTAGCATCCGTTCCGAATCCTATAGCTAAAGCGCCAGCTCTTTCTTTTGATGTAAGACTTTTTGGTCCATACATTCCAGTTCTTCTAGCGCCTTCTTTAGCAACTTCAGTAGTGTATTGTTGCAATTTTTTAATCATTTCAGTAACATCACCACCAGCAGCAATAAAAGCATCTTGTAATTTAACGTCTTTAATTTGACTGAAATTATCTGATAGTTTTTTAGTAGCATTTTCTATTTCGCTAGAAGATGCACCTTTAGCAATCATATCTGTTAAGTTTTTTTGAGCATCAATATAAGATGAAGCTGATTGAATACTTTCTTGAGCTTTTTGAGTTTGTTTTTCATTTAATTGCATCAACTCATCTGCTGATAATGTAGCAGCACTTAATGAACTATTAAATGCGACTAAACCACCAACAACAGCGCCAACAGCTCCACCTAATCCCGGAAATATTAAATTACCAATTGATGCCCCAGTGCTAATAGATGTTAAACCAGTACTCAAAAACGATTTACCCATTCTTTCCGTTGCGCTTAAATCAGTTCTTTCTTTATTTCCATATAAAGCTTGTTCAAATTGAGCAGCAATCATTGGCACAGCAAACATTGCAGTATTTGTAAATTTATCGAGTCTTTCCTTAAATTTATCTGTATTTAACTTTTTACCAAAATCAACAACATTTGTTGATAAGTTTTGCATTGCTGTTTTTGCTTTACTAGTACTATTCGAAAGAACGGTTTTAGAATTTTTAGAAAAATCTTCAATATCCAATTTGAAATTTATAGCAAAAATTTTCAAAAACTGAAAAGCTTTATCAAAATCATTCTTTACAGCTTCATAAATTCTTTCTACTTTTGATTCTAAGTCATCAACATTAACATTAGTTTGTTGAGTGCGTGACTGATTTCTTGCTCTTTGCCTTTGATACTTTCTCATACCAGCAAAATTAGGCACAAATCCTTTGTTCATCAAACCAGCATCTTTTTGATTCTTTATAGAATCGGATAACGCATTATTCAATCCACCATGATCAGAAATAGCTGCTGCAAAATTAGGCTGAGAG